CGCTGCGTTGGTGTCATGTGATTTGCCTATTTTTTAATCAATAAAAAACACTCTTGTTCCACTTCTTGTTCCACCTATAGGAAACAAAGGATGGAACAAATCCATCCTTTTTTGTTCTAAACCCATATGGTTTGTTCCGCACTTTTTTCTGGAACAAAACAGCACTAAACATTTGAACCTATTAACTTTTACTGCATTTCCATTCTGGAACAAAACACCCTGTTCTGTTCCATTTTTCAGATCACTTTATAACGTGGAACAAACGTGGAACAAGAAATACACTTTTTGGCACACTTTTTAGACACCAATTTCGGCCTTTCCAGCCGCCGTTATTTTCCAGTTTTTCCGCACCTTCCTGACCATCTTATCGGCCTTTAACTGGCTTAAAGTCCGGCTGACCTTTGACACCATCGGCTGACCATTGCGATCGTTCCAACCAAGTAACCCAGCCCACTCCCGCAGCGTTGATTTGGGGCTGGAATTGACCAGCATCAGCAGTCGGTTTTCTTCCGATTCGGCCTGTTCTTCGAGCAATTCGGATTCATTCATGTCTAGCGGTTTGGCAATAACGGAGGTAATAGGCGTGCCGAAATTGGTCTTTATGTCTGGAAAAACGAATACATCGAGCTTGATTTTGACTGGTTCAAAGTCGGCGCCTCGGATCTTGTTCTGCGATAGGCTGACCACGCCGCCGGAGTTCCAGGCTGTCAGGTTGCCGTCCAGTTCGTTCAAGAATGCCGAACCACCCCGCGGTAACAAGCCCTCTGCGCCCTCTACAGCGCGATTTGGATGACACAGCACCGCCACGGAGGGCAGCCCTACCAACCGGGTTAATGAGCGCAGCTCAAGCGCCTGTGCGTATGCCTGCGTGTTGTCGTTTTCCTCGTCGCCGGTAAAAAACGAGGTTTTGCCGTCCACCAGCACCAGGTCAAACCCGCCGACCGACTCCGACAATTCCATTAATTCTGCAAAATGCTGAGAAATGCTAAAAGACCGGCTAACAAAGGTGACGTTATTAAATGCCTCTGGCAGAAACATGGACACGCAATAGGCTTTAATCCGCAACCGAATATCTTCTGGATTCTCGCCGGCCAGATATAGCACCCGGCCGACGACAGACTGATGCCTGCCGAACGGCCGGCCAGCGCCCACGCAGGCGGCCAGGCTGACAGCAATAGCGGTCTTGCCGGAGTTGCTCTTGCCGGTGATGCCGTAGAGGTAGCCGCGGAGCAGGACGCCTTCGATCGTATATTCAGGCGGTTTAAAACCAGCCACGAACGCCTCGCCGGTTTCGGCTATGAGCTTGGAAACTGGTGCGGATGCCTGCGGTGCCGAGCTGGTTCCTGACATGGGGTTTTTCCATCCTGCCGCTTGTGCGCGGGAAAATAGGGTTTTAATCGTCACGCCGGCTGCCCGCTTGGTTGAGAAAGACAGCCATTTTGCCCGCTGCACTTTATGGTCAAACTTTCCTGAACGGCCAGACCATTCAACCCATACCTGGTAAGCCAAATCCCCCAATCCGGTAGCGTGCAGCGCCATGCCTGCTTCTATCCACTGGTGATAGTCCTCGGCATCGAGCACCGTCAAAGCGTCCGCGGCCTCTGCCAGCTGCACCGGCAAGGTGTAATTGCCGAGATTGGGAGAGCTGGGCCCCCCTGTTTCCGCTGCTGGCTCCATCAGCATCCGTTCCAGCCAGACGGGTGCGCGCGCTGGTGTAAACCCGGCCAGCAGATCCAGCCCATCGTCCCACGCATACCGCCGCCCCGAATGATGGATAGACGGTTCTGCCACGATGTAGCCGTTAGCCTTAACATCTATCCCCTGCGCCAGCTTGCCACGACAGCGCCTGACGGCATCTGTGTCAATCCTGACCAGATAGTGCCACCCGTTCCCGCTGCGCTGCGTAGGCGTTTCTGGCAGTGCGCCATTGGCCTGTATGAGCGCCTCCCACGACAGATGCCCGAGGTTACGCGTATCGACATCAAGCGCCACGCAGCCGGCATCTCCCATAGCCAGCCCGATGTTGGCGGTCGGCCACTTAGACCACCAGCCGCGGATTGTCATCTCGTCGCTGCTGGCCTCGGTCGCACCGTGTGCGGTCAGCGGATGCTTGCCGGGCGACCGGCAGTCAGTGTCGCCGCAGGTGCAGACGCCTGCGCGTATGCCGTTAAGCGGCAGGACGCGAAAGCCGCGGAGCGCGTATTTAAGCGCGGCATCTAATAGAACCTTTGGATGCAGCTTGACGACGGGATCATTATCAGTCATGCGGATATATCCTCTACTTGTTGAATGCGTTTACCAATCCACGCCATCACCGGCACCGCCATTGAGTTCCCCAGCGCCTTGTATCGCGGCCCGTCGGCGGCGGGTTTGTTGCGGTAGGGGACTTGGGTATAGTCGTCAGGAAATCCCTGCAATCTTTCGCACTCGCGCGGGGTAAGGCGGCGGACTTGCATGGACTGTTGAACAAAAGCCGGATTCTGCGTTTCCCCCCCTGCGCCGGTATTTTTTGAAATGCAGGATGCAACCGCATCTGCGCGAATATCTCCAATCGCAGGCGTTGAATATGTAGCCACCGCCGGCGTCTGACACTTCGACAGCGTAGGCGCGGTTCCGCGCTCCTGGTCATAGCCAAGCGTTGTTTGAGTGCCACCGGCTTGATGGGCGAAGGCAACGGCGCACGGCTGCGCCCGGTCAAGCGTCGGAGCGACCTCTGCCGCCACGCCCAGCCCGTTCGCCCCTGTGTTGGCGGTTATCATGGAATAGGCGACGGCGTGCGTTTCCGAAGCACTCAACGTCCACATTGATCCGTCATCCGTTGCGCCTGTCCCGCCCGGGCCGCCTTTGTCTGCCGACCGTCCGCAAAGCGTTCCACGGATAGCCACCGGCACCAACGGCGTCCCGTGCCCCGTGCCGTCCTCGCTCGCATCAAATCCTTCACCACGCAGGGAGTGCGTAACAAGATCAGTTGCATCTTTGTAATCACGCATCTTCATCGTCGAGGCCGTGTCATCGTTAACGTATTCGCCAAACGCAACCTGACGATGAGCTTGAACAATAGCAGGTAACGGTCTGCCGCCACCGGTCGGCGAACCTTTTAGCAAAGGGCCAGTAGGGCCAGTAGGGCCATGACCGTTGTTCTCGTAATCAATCCCGCCGATCAATTCTTTTGTATCGTAGTCTGCGCCACCTGTTCCAAGGCTTGCTGTAACTGTTTTGGCAACTCTTTTCCCCGCTTCTCTGCTCGGCGCAGGATGCCCCGACAAGCTGTGGCGCTCAAAAAGAACCGCTGCGGCACGTCGCCAGTCTCCAAGATGTCCGACAACGAACACGCGACGCCGGCGCTGGGGAACTCCGAAGTACTGAGCGTCAAGAATTCGGTAGGCGAACCCATACCCGAGTTCCCCCAGCCCTCGAAGGAGGGAGGCAAAATCGTTTCCTCCGTTACTGGATAACACGCCGGGGACGTTCTCCCAAACCAACCATGTGGGGCGATAGCGGTCAGCAATGGCAAGATACGTAAGCATGAGGTTGCCACGCGGATCGTCCAGTCCTTTTCTGAGTCCTGCGACGCTGAAGGACTGACAGGGCGTTCCTCCGACGAGAACATCGACAACTGTGCCGCCGCATTTTTCACAGGTTTTACCTCCGTAGTTGGAATTATCGCCACCGCGTGGCAATGTGCTTTGGTCAGGGTGTATTGCGGATCGCCCGCCTCCGACATCTCCCTGAGGTGGTGATCCGGCCGACCGAGTTGATTGAGCGTGTCTATCGGGAACACATCGACAGGCATCAGGCCACTCCTTAAATTTGGTCATGTCGCCCCAGTTCGGAACGTCTGGGTAATGGTGCGCCAACGCGGCGCAGGGGAACGGCTCAATCTCAGAAAATGCAACAGGTTGCCAGCCTAACGAATGCCAGCCGACTGTAGCCGCCTCTATTCCAGAACAGACTGACAAGTAATTCATTTCCCCGCCTTCCGGCGCCCTTTTTCCATCGCCAGGAACAGGCGATCCGCAACGATCACGCGCCGGCCTACCACCATCTTGGTGGTCACTTTCCCTTGATTAATCAGGGTATTGACCCACTGTCGACTAACATTTAGCCGGGTTGCGGCCTCTTTGACCATAATATACATAACATCCCTCTGTTGACCAAAAGACAAGAACCGCACAATACCACAAATAATTTGAATATTGTTGTTGACACGGCGTAAACACCGGAATATTATCCGTTTCAGCAGGTGCAGCAAAACAACCGACCAACCGACCGACACAAAGGAAACAAAATGAAAATCGCAACCTACGAGCTTAATATTGAAGTCGCTTCCGATCTTTACTCAGCCGGTTTTACTGTTGACGGTGACGAATACATTGCAGAGTTTTATTACATCTGCGCCGAAGATACAGACGGCAACCGTTATCGCATCGGCGCATTCAACGGCGCCAAAAAATCATTTGATAACGAAGAAGGCGAAGTGCATTTTGAGGATACGCGCAACGAGGCTTATACAACCGCCCGTAAGTTGTTGCTCCGTATTAAAGCCGCTGGCGTTATCGACACTCAGTTTTGGCGCGAAGATCGTCCGGTTTACGGTTCAAAAGCGTATCAACAGTATGGTCAGGCCGACGATATAGCCTGGGAAAAGAAATTCGCAGCTTAACAACCACCGCCCCCTCGGGGGCGCACCCAACCCACCAACCGAAAGGAAACAAAATGGAAAATCAATCGGCGACGCGGTTTTGCGCGGAACACTGCGAGACAGCACGGGCGGCCATGGAAATGGCCGTGAAATCTACCAATCACGATTTTGTGGCGGCGTGGGATTCGCCGGGTAATAGTGCGTGGTGGTGGGAGTCGTTCAACGGAAACGACACGCGCAAGACTCGGGTAGAGGTGTGCAAATGACCCCCGAACGCTGCAACTGCGGATCCGAGGATTGCCCCCGCTGCTACCCCCTGAACCGCAAGCAAGCCGCAGTCACGGAATCCCACCGCGAACAGGCCACCGAGCAGGCCGTCGAAACCCTGATGGATTATGGCCAGTATCCGGCCAAAGGCCGTAAGCAGCTTGACCTCTACGACATCCTGACCGAGGAGCGCGACTCTAGTTACATGGCCGAGCTTTACCTTGCTGCGATGTCAGACATGCACCCCTACTTGTTTAAAGAGCGAGTCGAGAAAGAACGCAAAGCGGTGACGGAGCTGCTCTGGCTCTGGCTCAAAGACACCGACCTGATCGACGAGCTGGCGCAAGACATTGCCAACGAGGACGAATAGCATGAACTTTTTAGAGATTACAGGCGCGGCCGCGTGCGCCATCGCAACACTCGCGGCAGGTTGGATTTTTCTTGTTTTGTTGTTTAGTATTTAATCGGAGGATTTATGGCAATTAACTTACAGGCAATATCCCGCAATACCACGCTGCAACCACCCCGCATCATGGTCTACGGCCCGCATGGGCTAGGCAAAACAACCTTCGGCGCCAGCGCCCCCAACCCGATCTTCATTCTGACCGAAGACGGTCTTGGCAGGTTGGAGGTGGATCACTTCCCGGTTGCCAAGTCCTACAAGGATGTGCAGGAGGCACTGACGGCGCTTAAGGGAGATCACGACTTTCAGACGGTTGTGATTGATTCTCTTGATTGGCTGGATAACCTGATATGGGAGCAGATCAACGGCCAGTATGAGGCTAAAGACCTTGCATACGGCAAAGGTGCGGTGATCGCTGCCGACCTCTGGCGCAAGGTGCTGGAGGATCTGAACGCTCTGCGCGCCAAAGGCATGGCGTCTATTCTGCTGGCGCACTGCGAAATCAAGCGGTTTGACTCGCCAGAAGTTGAGCCGTATGAACGCTACCAGCCAAAATTGCAGGCGCGCAGCAGCGCCCTAGTGCAGGAGTGGTGCGACATTGTGGGTTTTGCAAACTACAAGACGATCGTCAAATCCAGCGATGTGGGCTTTAACAACAAAGTATCACGCGGGATCTCGACCGGAGAGCGCCTGCTTTATACGTCGGAGAAGCCGGCCTACCTTGCCAAGAACCGCTACAGCTTGCCCGACTCACTGCCGCTTGATTGGTCCCAATTGGCAGACGCAATGATGACCACAACCGAAACAACCACCAAAACCAAAGGAAAATAATCATGGCCGCTTTAAATTTCAATGCCGCAGAAGTAGAACCGCAACAGTCGTTCGACGCCCTGCCGCCGGGGCGTTACGAAGTCATCATCTCGGAATCGGAGATGAAAGACACGAAAGCCGGAACCGGCCAGTATTTGCAGCTCACGTTTGACGTAATCGGTGGCCAACACAACGGCCGCAAGCTCTGGTCGAGACTGAACCTGGTCAACCCCAACGCCACGGCAGTCGGCATTGCCGAGCGCGAGTTGAGCGCAATTTGCCACTGCGTCGGCATCATCACGCCGTCCGACAGCGAGGAGCTGCACGACCGCCCGCTGATTGTCGATGTGATTCAGGAACTCAATCCGATGTCTGGCCAGCAGACAAACCGCATCAAGGGTTACTCACAGGCAGACGGATCGCCTGCGGCTGGCAAACCGGCGCCTAAAGCCAAACCCGCGGCACCGGCAGGCTTTGCGACCGGCAAGGTTCCGGCAGCCGCACCCTGGGCAGCGCGCAAGTAAACTAACCCGCTGGGGCGGCAACGCCCCGGCGTCATCGGAGGATGTATGGAACTGCCAGAACCGCAAAACAGCACCAGAACCGCTATTTTCAAGCACTACGAGCAAACCGCAGACCGGCAGGGCCGGGCCCACCTCGGCGCCAGCGAGATTGGCCACGAGTGCGACCGCTACCTGTGGCTTAGTTTCAGATGGGCAAAGCCGGCCGACTTTGACGGCAGGATGCTGCGCCTGTTTGACAGCGGCAACCACCAGGAACCGCGCCTGATAGCGGATCTGCGGAATATTGGTGTAGAGGTATGGGATACGGACGCAGACGGTGGACAGTGGCGCTACAAGGCCGTTGGCGGCCACTTTGCAGGCAGTCTTGACGGTGTTGGGCTGGGCTTGCTTGAGGCGCCCAAGACGCCACATTTGCTCGAATTTAAGACCGCAAATGCCAAGTCGTTTGCTGCGATGGTAAAAAAAGGCGTAAAGGAGTCCAAGCCGCAGCACTGGATGCAAATGCAAGTATACATGGGCTGGGCAAACCTCAGTCGCGCAATGTATTTGATGGTCAACAAGGACACCGACGAGATCCACGCCGAGCGCATTGAGTTTGACCAGGACGCCTTTGACCGGGCGCTCCAGCGCGCAGAGCGCATCATCACAAGCCCTGAGCCCGCGGTCACGATTGCCGACAGCGCAGCTGGTTTTACTTGCAAATTTTGCCGGTTCAAAGATCAGTGTTACGAAACAGAAGCGCCGGCCGTGAGCTGCCGGACATGCGCCCATTCAACACCGGAGATAAATGGTGACGGCCGCTGGAGCTGCGCGCAGGGCAAACCGGACATGGACGTAGCCGCCCAGCGCGCTGGGTGCGGAGAGCATCGGCACATTCCGACCCTGCTCGGCCGGTTCGCCGAGCTGATGGATGCCAGCGCAAACAACCTGCTGACATACAAAAACAAGCTGACCGGCGCCGAGTTCCAGCAGCCGGTTTATAGCTCGCAGGACATAACCAACCTGGCCGACAAGACTATGCTCGGGGACGCCGGGCTGACCGCCATCAAGAGAGAGTTTGACTGCAACATAAAAGCCCCGGCAGCCGACCCGTTTTCCGACATGATCGACGATCTACCGTGGGAAAAAGCCGCCGCATCTAAACGTGCCAAAAAAGGAGCCGCAAAATGAAAAAAGATTTACCGGAGGAGCAGGACAGCGACAACTGCCCGCTGTGCGGCAACGACACGCTGGATATTGGATACGGCCTAGCCGGAGGCGGGATCGGCGTTTACTATTTTTGCAAAACGGATGGGTGCAGCTATTTTCACAAAACCAGAGATGGAGCCGCAAAATGAGCAGTAACGCATTTAACCAACTAGACCGAGAATATACCGAGCGCGAGGATTATTTGGCCAACCGCGCAGAGGAGCGCAAGACGATCAATCCATGCCCGTTTTGCGGCCACGAAGACGTTGAGGTTGACGA